AGCTTGCTCGGGGCGAAGAAAATTTTGATCGGCTGCAAGATGCGGTTGACGATCACGAGCATCGCATTCGCACCCTTGAGTCTTTCCATTACCAGCGGAAAGACGCATAGTGCCTCTCGTTCTTGGACGACTTCCGCAAGACCGGGACGAGCTTTGGATGTACTTGAAGGTCGTGTGGGGCATCACTATCCCTCGGCAAAAAGTTTGCGAGCACCATTCGACACCCTTTGAGGCTCTCGCTCAGGCGTATTTCGGTGAGACGCCGATCTCGATCTGGAAAGCCAGTCGAGGCTTCGGCGGCAAGAGCCAAACCCTCGCAGCTCTTGTTTGCATCGAGGCTGCGACCCTCGGTGCCGAGATCACAGTGCTCGGCGGCTCGGCGCAGCAAAGTCAGAACGTCCACGATGGCGCTCAAAAAATGCTCTTGTCGGATCGAGCACCCGACATGCTGAAGGGCGAACCTACAAAGTTTTCGACCAAACTCAAGAACGAAGGCAGCATTCTTGCTCTGATGGCATCGGAAAAATCAGTCCGAGGCCCGCATCCTCAACGCCTTCGGCTCGATGAGGTTGACGAGCTTGAGATTCAACTTTTCGACTCGGCGCTCGGTCAGCCAATGGACAAGCGTGGCATCCGTTCGCAGGTCGTTGCGTCTTCGACGCATCAGTATGCGGACGGCACGATGACCGAGTTACTTCGCCGTGCAAACGAGCGAGGTTGGCCGGTCCACGAGTGGTGCTGGCGGGAAAATATTGGCACCCCCGAAGAACCCGGCTGGCTTACTCAAGATCAAGTTGACCGCAAAAGAGTTGAGGTCAGCGAGCGGATGTTCGCTATCGAGTACGACCTCCAAGAGCCGTCGTTTGATGGCCGTGCCATTGATGTCAATTTTGTCGAGCGGTGTTTCGATCAAGAAACCTACGGCTGGTTCCTTGGGGAGCTTGACGAGTACATCACCGTCGAAGAACCAGTCGAAGGCGCTCGGTACGTCACGGGAGCTGACTGGGCGAAAGAAAAAGATTTCACGGTCATCCGCACGTTCCGAACGGACGTTGACCCGTGGGTCGAGGTGGCCTTCCTTCGCACCGGTCGGAAGCCGTGGCCGGAGATGGTGGCCGACCTAGACGACACGTTGAATATGTACGGCGGCTTGTGCGTTCATGACGCCACTGGCATCGGCAACGTAGTTGATGACCTCATTACCTACGACAAGCGCAAAGTAAAGCCAGTCGTTCTCCGTGGCCGTGAGCGTGAGTCTGTGTTCACCCAGTACATCGCCGGGATCGAGCAAGACGGCCTTCGCTGCCCTCGAATCAAATATGTCTACGACGAGCACAAGTACGTCACCGACAAAGACTTGTTCGGTTCGGGACACCCGCCTGACTCGTTCATCGCCGGAGCGCTGGCATGGTCGATACGCCGCAAAGCTCACCGACCGGATGTTCGCCCCGTCTCGATCACGAGAGAAGCGAGTCCGTGGACCATTGGTGACAACGACACTCGCATCTCCAAGGGGCTGGTCAGATGAAGACTTTGGTAATCGACATCGAGTCTCAGCCGTCGCTCGCATTCGTCTGGCAGCTTTTCCAAACGAACGTAGGGATCAACCAAGTTGAGATTCCGGGCAGCGTGATTTGCTTCGCAGCAAAATGGGTGGGCGAGAAAAAGATTCACTTCCACTCGGACTTTCACGATGGTCATTCTGAAATGGTCGAGCGAGCGTGGACTTTGCTTGACGAAGCTGATGCGATCATTACCTACAACGGTCGGGCCTACGACTGTAAACATCTCCAGCGAGAGTTCTTGCTCGAAGGGCTGGGCAAACCAGCACCTCATATTGACATCGATTTGCTGCTCGTGATGCGAAAGAACTTCAAGTTCGCCAGCAACAAATTGGATTTCGTCGCTCAGCAACTCGACCTCGGATCAAAAACGAAGCACGCCGGATTTGATCTGTGGAAGGGATGCATGGAGGGAGACGCTAAAGCTTGGGCGCTGATGAAAAAGTACAACCAGCAGGATGTACGGCTCACCGAAGAACTCTTTGAGGCAACAAAAGAGTGGAATCACATGCTCCCCAACTACGCCCTCCACGGGCAGTCGGACGGTTGCCCTCGCTGCGGGAGTACAACCGCCCCTGTGTCTCGTGGATTCAACTACACCAAGACAAGCAAGAACCGCCGCTACCAGTGCAAGGACTGCCACGGCTACTTCACGGAAAGGCTTGCCGACCCAGAGCTTGAGCGCCCTCGTTATAAATGAGCAAGCCCCCTTGGCGCTCACACCCGGTTGCGCCAAGGGGGCCGGTGCCCACGCCACTTAGGGGACCAATGAAGTAGGAGGAGCCTTCATGGAGTGGCGAACTCTGGATGAGGATTGTAGCGTATTTGCAAATTGCTGTGAAGACATCTCGCCCACATCCTTACAACTGGCAGGCCACTTTGATGGACGCCGAAGGACAATGCCGGAATCCCGCAAATCCTCGACAAGATGCTTCTCGGCCGCTCTACCGGCTCGGTCGGCATCAAGCATCAAGAGTAGCGAGGTAGGAGCGAGGCTCTCGATCAGTTCAACTTGACGGCGAGAGGCTCTCGCCCCGAGGATCGCCACGGCCGGGGTGCCGAACGACCACGCCTTGAGGGCGTCGATCGAGCCTTCGACCACGACGAGTCGATCGAGCCGCTCAAGAGAGGCCGCTTGAGCGAATCCGTAAAGAACGTGCGAAATCTTTACGCCCTTCGGGTACTTGTATTTCGCAAAGTCTGGAGGAGGATTGCGGAAGCGCCGAACAACTCCGATCGGCCGACCGTGATGATCGTGCAGCGGAATCACGAGCGCATCATCTTCTACGGCATAACCGAGTTGAAAGTCAGCAAGCACTTTCGGATCGCTGATATCTCGATCCGCCCAATAGCGTGCGGCGTCTTGCTGCCACCACTCGATCCAGTCGATCGGAAAAAGCTTCTGATCCGATGCTGCTGCAAGCGATTCTTCAACGTCTCCGATACGCTTCCGAGCGGTTGCGGCGGCAAGGCCGGGATCGTCCCGACCCGGACCGCTGCCGCTGTAACCGTCAACACCAAGGTGAGCGGCGAGCTTGGCGAAGTTGCCACGCTCCTGACAGGCGTAGCAGATGAAGAGTCCCTTCTCGATGTTGATCGAAAACGACGCTCCCTTTTCGTCGTGGAACGGGCACAGGCACGCCCACTCGTTGCCGGAGCGGGATGAAACGCTCAGGTGCTTCTCAACGAAATCGGCATAACTCACAGCTCAGCCAGCCTGTCTTCATCAATGAGTTCTTGAGCGGCGTCTCCGCTGATCTCGGTGAATTGGCCGGAGTTCGGCCGGAATTCGGTGAACCAAAATTGACCGTCAGCACCATGACGGTATTTGGCTAGATGAAATTTGATGACATGCCGAGATTGCTGGGCCATCGTGATGACCGCATCAGCGTCCTGACCGATGCTGTCCGAACCAGCAAGATGCTGAGTCCCCGGATGCCCCGAGTCGTAGCTCGCCCGATTGATCTGGGCGGCTGCCACTATCGGCACTTCGTAGGCTTGAGCGATTCCTTTGAGTTCGCCCGACAGCTCACTAATCTTTTGCCAGTCGCTCGCTCCTGACATCAGCGTGAGGTAGTCCACGAACAAGATGTCTGGTCGGTTCCGTTCAAGCTGAGCGGCGATCGAAGCCGGGGATACCTTGCCTCGTGAAGTGTCGTCAACGATGAGTTTGCCGGGAAGATCAGCTTTGAGCTTCTTGAGAAACTTCTTGTAGGCGATGAGGTCAACGCCTTTGCCGGACATGAGTTCGGCCGTCGTGAACATTTCTTTCGCGTTCTCACTTTGCAAAAACGTGTGAACCCGCATGGCGATCTGACTTTTTGATTGCTCAAGCGCATCGTACTGAACAGTTGCTCCGGCCATCAGCGCTGATGCTGCCATACGGATCAAGGTCCACGTTTTTCCTTGTCCGAGTCGAGCAGCTACTACGAAGAAGTCTCCGGGTTGAGGACCATTCGTTGCGAGATCAAGAGTTGGAAAGCCGGTGGGTAAACCAGCCATCCCTCGTTCGTTCGCTTTCTCACTCCGCCGAGAAACCTCGTTGAACACCGATTCCCACTCTTCAACAACATCTGATTCGTTGGAT